GACCCACATCTTCTGGTTTCACCGCCATAATCTATACAATATAGCAACACATTGCCGTTTTCATTTTTACTTATTTGTTATCATCCCAATCAAATCAGATGATAACAATCACTTCACGCCAATTTCGAAACCAAGAACGCAACAACTACATTACTAAATCCGCCTTCTCGTGCACAATAAAATGTATAACAATCATTAATCTTTTGTTTACCTCCATTGCTCTCTAAGATATGTCTAATTTCTTCAATAAACAAATAGTAGTCTGTATTCATAAACACTTTCACGCCTAAACACCACTCAAAATACTTATTTGCGCGGTCTAAATCTTCATTCATCAAAATACGTAATAATATCGCAATCATCATAAATGGGTAAACAATTGGGTAATCCATTGTTTTTTGAATAATTGAATCATATACCGTAATGGCCGTTGCATAGTATCCTAATTGCGTGATTTGGATCGCGGCAATTTTCTCTTGAAAATTTACAGGACTATATCCAAATTTTCCTGATATTTGAACACACTGCTCATAAAACATAATTGACTCTTTAAATTTGCCTGTTTGAAAATAAATCACGGCAACATTTTCATAGCATTTTATGCACATATCTGATCGCCGCAAAATATTGTAAATGTCGACCGCATGTAAATATGCCTCTATTTTTTTATTATATTCAGAAGAGTCAAACATTTTTGCTGCTAAAATATAGCATTGGGCGGATTTGTCGGATATGTCGGCTAACATAAAATTATATGCTGCGGCAAAATAACATTCGGCGGCAGAACCAACAGAGTCGCATGCTGTATATTCAGCAGCCGCCTTTTCAAATAATTTTGCTGCTTGTTTATGTCGAGTTTTCCTAAAATACGAGAAATAGTCAATTACGCCTGGTGAATTTATTATTTCGGTTGCCTCTTTTTTATAACTTTCGGCAAGTGTGTTCATAGTTTGTTATAATTATATGCGTTGTTTGTAAATTCATTGTATTAAATAAATTTACAATTATCTATTTGAACTGAGGGCGCTGACCTTTTTCAACAATAAGCGGATTCGGCAATAGCACGTCTTCGCTCTTAAATAGGTTAAGTGACTTCAATGTGCGAATATCTGGAGTGGGTGCGCTCTGATGACTTACCATATTACAACTGCCGATTCCACGCAACATGCTCTCAATATCACATGCGTTGTTTGCGAGCCCGACGCTTGCTACGCGACCCGAAAGCAGTCCATTCCCGGCAAAATAGGTCGCAGCTGGTGTGCTATAATCGCGACTTTCCAAATAGTCCAAAAACTGTGTATTCCCCTGTTGTTCCAATTCATAATCGCCTCTTTGTGATTTTTTTCTAGTATCAGTCATATCTACTATATAAATGGTGTATAATAAATTTTACACCTCTATAATAAATTATGAATATAGTATCGAATACAACACCTTATAATCAGCGTCTTTTATATCCACAGTGGCGTGTTTCACAAGAACCGGGTAAAACGGTTTCAAATAGTCATACGACATCAAAATACATAATCCCACCTCGGGGTCTTCCGAAATCATAAATGATGCAGCCTTTATAAACAGATCATAAAACAGTAGATTGTCTTTCAACAACTCATATATTTGTGTATAACCTAGTCGTGTAGCTTCCTCGTCAAAATTCATCTCATCGCGTGTAACATCATCTAAATCTGGATCATCCTCTATGACTACATCTTTCATAATGAATAATTTGCGGAGACACGCTCGGTATTCAAATCCGTTATTGTAATCCATAGTGGGTGATGAAAAATTGTAATTAATGTATGTCATTGCTAAATAGTAAGGTCGCGTTTCTTTATATTTATTGTGCTTATTTACACATTTTCGCATTCAAGAAAAGGGTGTTCAAATGAAACGTTGCCGATAAACCTCTAATATATGATTATACGCCGATAAAGATTTAAATTTGACTGTGGTCGGCACTCAAAGAGGCATCTCAAAACAACCACCTTCGGTGGTTATACGGTCAACAAGTTTACTAATTCATTTATCGGCAGTGTTTCATTTTAATGATATAAATATCATTAAAATGTGTAAAACATGATTTTAATTTATAAACATAATTCGCTTATTCGTCATTCTTGGGAAGATGTGATGGTTCACTCTTGCGAGAATTGGAACCGCCGCGAGTCCAGCCATCAAGAGCAGCCTCTTGAACCAAATACTTGGGGTTGGTAATTGTGTCCTTGATACTATCAATTAGCGGATACATCTGGTTATTCATATAAGACTGCTCAGAAACGGTGGAAACACTCTTCTTATTCGTAACAATATCGCCCTGTTTCAGCTGCGACTCAAGCACGGGGTCACACGACCCGCGTCCCAAATACGGCACAGACGCAAATGCCCTCTGCTTGAGCGACAGCTTCTCTAAAGCGCGACCATTCTCACGCTTAAGTGTGAAATACGAATCAACATCCACCGTGTTTGCTGTCACGCCTGCGCTGGCGCCTCCAGGCGCTCCCGAAAACATAATCGCAGGCTGACTAGTGGCGAAATTTACGTGGTCATCACTTCGAGATTCGCTAAAATAAGTAGAAAGCATATAATTATTGTATTTTGTATTCATTAAATTTGTCTGTGTCTTGTCTGTATTATCGCTTCCAATTCGCGCTCCATTATTAAATGTGTAAGGGTACATAGAAGCCATCTTCTTTTATATAATATATACAGTAGTTTATATTTCTTTAATAATTGTTATATCGCCACGTGTTTTTGGCGCAAGCAAAGGCATTGCCCTCTTTACACGACGTCATTCCTCCATAACAAAAATCCATAAACGATTCTTGGTCGTTCGGTATAGTTGTGCTTGGGGTAGAGGTGAATTGTCGAAGCGATTGTTCAAATACATATTCATCGCCTAAATCCTGGAACAACTTCTCGGTGATATCAGGTTGGTCGGGATTATTGCGCCGCACACACTCCTTCGCCTTCTCTACAATATCCTTCGCAACATTGGCGTTGTATGCTGGCGGTGCGGGTTTTCGCTTGGGATTGTAGAGGTAGTCCGAAACAAGCACATTTCCAAATGGATTGCCTGCCTCAGGTGCCTTAAATACGTTCATCATTTCCGTCGTCGAATATACTGTACTGGCGGGGTCGTCAAATCCCTCTTGTTGTTTTTTCTTGGTATTAACCGCGTCTTTCTTGCTCGTATTATGTAGATAAAGAGCATACACAAAAAACAGACTTATGCCGCCAATAATTAGGATGCGCACGCTTTGAGTATAAAGGTAGCTTATCAACGTCATAATAATGATTGTTCTGGAAACTGCATTCAATTTTTGCGAAAAACTCATATCGTCAGTGGGAAAGAACTCAAACATCTGATCGTTATTAAAAATGATATTGGGGTTTTCCGTCCAAAAAGGGATGATGGTCTCTATTTGTTCCTTTAGATTTTTACATGAACCCCCTAAATCCTGGTCTGTAATATCAAACTCGGACATTGGTTCCTTTTTTCGTATGGGTTTCTCTATTGTTTCTGTTGGTAATTCACCAGGCATAGTATATTATAATAGGTTAATATATTATGCTTACGTGTTTGCGGTGGTGATTATATAAATATGGAAACGTTTTTATAATATGATTATATATGGCGTTGTCCCTTGTGTTCTATTATACACGATTCATTGTTTGGTAATCGTTCAAAACTTGTAGTTTCAGCGATAATATTTTCCGGCACGCGTGAAAGAATCTACAATAAAAATAGTAAAAACGCCTAAAAATGTGTAGAGGATGAGTTCTTCTGTCACATTGCTGGTTTTCTCCATTTGAATATCCTCTAAGATGTGCGTCATATAATTAAGTTTTTGAAACAAGGCACCATTATCTTCACCGCCGCCATTACTCTTGGTGATGCCCATTGAACTATAATACGGTTTGCCTAGGATTCCCCCTGACTCGTAACTCTTGGTATAACTACTTAGTCCGTCTGTTTTGAAATCACTCGGCACAGGTATGGAGGCAGATGGTGTTGCTGCTTTTTTCAACATTGGCGATTCAAAGCCCTCGTGTTGAGATCCGTTATTTGCTAAATTCTCAGCCAATGGTTTAAAATCCTCGAGTCCATTTCCGGCATTTGTGCTAGAAGCCGTTATTTTATTCAATAATTTGGTAACGGTGCTTTCGCGTTCGGCATTCATATTCATAGTGTCTTCAAAATGCGGAGAAATTTCAGTGTCTTCTTCTGCTTCCTCTACGACAGGTGCCTTTCGCGTCTTTCCTTTTCCAATACTTGGAATTCTTTTTCTTGTTCCTCCATCTGTATTCCAAGGGCTCGCAGTGTTTAATAAAGACATTCTACTATAAAATGATTAGTTATAATATAAATAGATTTAACGCTGAATAATGGACCCTCAAACATTGCGTTTTATAAAAAAAGCTGTTATTGATTTTGGTAGTGAGTTTGAAGACAATCGAGTTATTATGCAGTTTATACCAATAATATTGGTGCTGTTATTATCACTTTATACACGACGATTTATAGAGGTTGGTCACAGTGTTTTAGGAAAACTGTTTGCAGTGGTTATAATAATATTTTATACCAAGCTAAATATGTTGTATGGTGTTTTTGCTTGTGTTGTTGTTATTCTGTTTTATCAGTTGTCTGAGGGCACAATCGTAGAGGGTATGAAACAATCAAAAAAGTCACAAGCACAAGCTAAGCAAACACCAGCACCAGCACCAGCACCAGCAGCACCAAAGCCACCGCCACCCAAGCAAGCACCAAAGCCTTTGGCCGCTGCCGCTGGAACCGCAACCGTCACTGCACCATCAGGTCAGTCTGCACCAGAAGAAGAAGACGACAAAGATGTAGAGGACGGAACTAATTTACCCGATGATAGCAATGATGATAGCAATGATGTTGATACTGAAGGTTTCGAACCATATCAATCCCTCTATCCAGTAATCAACACAGAGGATTTCAACGCCGCTAAAGAAGAATTCATAAAAGAAAAGTGTAAAAACGGCATCATCATGTATAAGGATATGCCCGTCAAACCCGAGATGGTCGACCACATCTTCTCTGAAGTAAATTTCACAACAAAAACCAAATGTAATCCATGCGACCGCACATGCGCCTACAGCATTGTAGAGAGCAAAATGGCGACCGAAGAAGAACTTAGCCGACCCAAGAATTCCAACGACGTATTTGAGTGGCTCAAACAATTGATGTAGAGTATTCATAAGAAAATATTAGCATATCATATAAATGCCGACCAAGCCAAAACAATCGTGGTCGCTCGTGCATGAGCATATAATGAATATCAACAACAGCAAGTTGTTTGCGGGATTGATGATTATCACCCTCAACATTGCGTCGAAATTCGTCACATTCAAATTGGGGAAAACCGCCGAGACGTATTTGAAATACACATTTAGTCGTCAAATCCTAGTTTTTGCGATGGCGTGGATGGGAACCCGCGATATTTATATAGCGGCAGGTTTAACAATAGTTTTCATCATATTTTTTGACTTTTTATTTAACGAGAATAGTGTATTCTGTGTGCTGCCGAACGATTTCAAAGAATACTATGAGAACGTCGCACAAGAGCATGCTGAAATTAGTCACGAAGACTATGTGAAAGCTCAGGCGACAGTGGAAAAATATACGGAGCAAAAAGAAAAGGATAAGGAAAAATAGAGGTTTTTGATATAATGTCTTAATATAACTTATAGAGGTAAGACATTATAATATGACTACCGTATTTGATATTAAGACTATCCAGGTGATGATATATACAAATGACCCGCAAAATCGTAAAATTGAAATGAAGGGGTCTATATTTGGTTTTGATAAGGTGAATGCTTTTTTTTCCGATTCGGTTTTGTATTCAAGCGAAGCGCTTAATGAACTAACTGAATATGACCCAGTTGAAAAACGCCGTATATTTTTTGACCCAGATTTGTTTTATAGTTTTTTGGAATTGTCTCGTAGTAAAAATCCAACCCCCGACCAAACAATTAATATAAGAGGGTGTAATTTTAAAACTATGATCGATGCCTTATTTGTCGTGTCATTTCCAGTTCCGAAAAAAGTTGAGTTAGATTACAATGAATATAATTGTATTGATTCAACACCCGATTTTCTAGTTAAAAATATCCGTAGTTTTTTCCAAAAAAACGCATACACTCACATTTCATCAAAAGATAAAAAATATACAGTGTTGCGCGCGAAATGGCCAAACAGGATTCAGACAAATCCCGATTATGCAGCAAGTTTAGTTCAAGCTCTCAATATATACAAAAAAGGAAAAGAAGGTTTTAAAAAATTAAAAACAGACACTGTTAGTAAGTTAATTAGTGAATTAAAATCAAAGATTGGTGATTTTAAAATAGATGTTACTAAGGATTTTCATGTTTTCAAAACTTACACAATTACAGGGAATGGAAAAATAAAAGAAATGGTTGAAAAACTTAACAACAATTTAATAATTTTGCAAAAAGATTTTTATTTTTATGTTTACTTGTGGATTTTGTATCTTTCGTCAAAACACATTTTTCCCAAAAACGATTATTTCTATTCAAACGCAGTCTCTTCGGTATCAGACGTAAACATTGGGGCATTTTACAATAGTACTTTGTTCAATTTAGCTAAATTTACGAGCTGGGTCGCAAATGTTTCAGAAGACCTATTCGGGTCAATTACTGTTGCTGAAAACCCTTCATCTAGTATTTCGTTTTCAACTCCTTTTCCTTTAACAAGTATCACACCTAATAAACTAGCCCAAACATACTCCATAGATAATTCTATAAGATCTGATATTATGAAAGATTTTAATAATCCTTCAAACATTCCTGATTTAATTTCACAAAATCTGTTTGTCCAAACTAATGTTACAAATGATAAAAGTTACATGAATGGAAAAAGCAATTTTCAGGGTTTCCAAAGATTTTTGATTAAATTCTTAAAGACATCAGGTTTTCAAATCCCCAATGGTTTGAACGCAACTATTGGCGACGGACCTACAAAAACCACTTTTGTAAAAGCAGTTGATAGTATTAAATCTATAAAAGACCTTGGAATAGCTATATGTGAGTATGGGTTTAATGAAAAAACAGGACTTTATCATAAAATCAGAGATTTGATTGAAACTATTGACTTTTTTAAAGATGAATTTAATAAAACGGTTGACTTGAATACATCAATAGAGGTAGTCAAAGAAATAATTGAAGAATTCAAAGTAAAAATAGTTAGAGTAAACGAGTTCCTAGAAAAGAAAGACCAAATAAAAACACCAGAAATCGAAAAACTATTTGAAGAATTAATAAAAGAAAGAAAAGGCATCGAATCATCAGACATTGTAGAAACCTCAAGGTTCCAAAATACAAAGAAATATAGAGATCCTGTATGGGAGAAGCTATACAAAGAAGGTTGGTATAAAAACTTCGCAAACAGTATGCTCGAAATAACTCAATTGCGCAGGTCATCAAATAACAAAATCAATGTTGCGCTAGGCGAAAGTGGTAAATATATAGTGTCTGATTTAGAGATACTTGTTAATGATAATGAAGAAGCTGGTATTGATGAAATTAACATCGGTGGAAATAGGAGCGAAAATTTACCGTCATTTGGGGCAAACATTTTTTGTGTATTAGTTGGCGGCGAGATAACCGATGAAAACCGCGGAGCAATTCGCTGTCCATATTCAAGTAATAAAATTGGTTCTTTGCTGTCTCGTCTGTGGTTGAAACTACCATCAAATGAGGATTTAAGACGAACTGATTTTATGGATCTAACGTCCGCCATAAAAAAAGCGGAACAAGCTTTGAAAAATAAAACTAAAAAAAATCAGAATTTAAAAAAAGAAGACGGAATACGCGATTTAGTTAAAGCGCGCGGATTAGACCAATATGACGATGAACGTTTGAAACAGGTTTTGAGAAAAGGAGGATACGAACAAGGTCAAGGTTTTTTTGATAATTTATTTGGACAAGGAGATAAACCTATGGCTGAAGCAAAAGTTCAAGCAAAAGTTCAAGCAAAAGTGGAGTTGAGTGGAGACACTAGAACATTTATTCAAGAAAATATAAATGTCATTAAAAATTTCGATTCAACTAAATCGAAAGAAAGTTTATTTTCAGCCGATGATATTATAGATACAGATGAGCAATTTATACAATATTTAACTTCAAAAGAATCACACGTAATACCAATATTGAATGAAGCAAATAAAATCTCAAAAGAAGCTGTACCTGATGAAAAACAAAAGTTAAAAATCACTGAAGACATAAATACCAAGATTTCCAAATATGATTTAATTATAAAAAACTCAACTAATAATACGAAAACAAAAGAATATCAAGATGATGAAACTAAAAAACAAAAAAATTATTTAGATTTGTATCGCGCGACAATAATGAAAAATCTTCTTGAAGCTGTATTAGGAGAATTAGACAAATATAGTAGCTCACCACGTGAAATGACTGGATCTAATATAGTTAATTTATCGAGAGGAAATCCTAAACATGGTGGCAGCAGAAAACGTATATTTAAAAAGTCTTCCCGCAAAACTCTAAGAAAAACATATCGGAAATAATTTTATTTTTTTGAATTTGAAACACATAATTTCAAATTCAAAACCAGTTATTCAAGCGGAATTTTCAAAAAAAACAATCCGCTCACAATAAGTCCTAATCCAATATATTGATTTGGATCGGTAAACCGTTCACCAAGCACGACATATGCTGCAATTGACTCAATCAACGCCAAAATGAAGCATTTACCATCATAACATTTTATCCCTTCAACAACATTATCAGAAAGAAAACACTCCCACACATCCCAAATGTTTTATACCTCCATCATTCGCGAACTTCTTGAGGGCAAAATCGCCAAATATTTCCGAAATCGCCAATAATCGAATTGTGTAAAGTCCCATCCTATACATTAAGGTGCGCTAAGGCTTTCCAGCAAATCCTTGTAATTTGGATTGGCCGACAAGATTTCTAAAACTTGTTCCTCTGTATGATATGACTTGTTCCAACCGTGATGTCCGGCAGCATCAATATTATATTCTGCCTCAACCGCAAATTCTGATTGAATATGATGTTCTAGTGTATTTTTACATGCAAACGAAAAAAAGACATCTTCGTTTTTTTTACCCAGATTATGGGGATTTGTTATATTCATTTTTTGTTCGCTAATAACCTGGTATAACTCTTTATACAGTTGTATAAAAGAAAAACGCTTTAAAGATTCCAACATTGCCGTTTTCTTACGTAAGGAAAACCCGCCATTACTAATAACATGTTGATTATTATTTTCACTAACAAACAAAACAGAAAGCGCACCCACAAAATCACATTCTAAAAATTTATTATCAAACATTTTATACATAAAACAGTCAGTCTGAAACACAAAAATGTTTTCGGCTGGAAGTGCTAACCAGAAATGGGGGCTCAAAAAAATGCGATTATACCCACCAATCGTTATATTTGGCTTACCGTTCTTATAATAAACCAGCGATTCATCAATTTCCGCAAAAATACAATTTGGAAAATCGGCTCGAATCTGGTCTTTATGAAAATTGTGCGAAACTACCATCAAGTTCCATCCACATGGATTTAAGAAAAACATGTGCTGACGAATCACGGCTTCCATTAAGGCATCATACCGCGGGTCCACTATGACAGCGACCTTGTCTGAGCCTTCGTAAAATTTGATTTCCTGGGTTGGCTTGATTTTTTCAGAAAACCGATATAAAACGCTCTTGTAAATTTCAGACATATAGGCTGTTTTAAAAAATTGTTCTTATATTATTTTCTCCTTTTATAGTTGAATAATACGAAATGAAAGCCCCATATTTCCCGTAGTGTTTTCCCACACGCCAGATACTTTAATGTAGGCGGATGCCGTCTCTGAATTATTCGCCGTATTCACAATTTCAAAACGGTTTTGTAAATATTCGCCAAATTTTATGGCAACATTGACTTTTTCGGGGTCAAGTTTTCGGAATTTAATATAATCTGCTAAAATATTGATTTCTATATCACATAGTAGGCGAAAGACACTGACGGTGAGTTTGTTTTTATTCGTGTTTATCTCAAATGGAATATTCACATACAGACCATACATAGTTAGGAATGCATCGCTATAATTTATTTTGGTGAAAAGCCCACTAATAAGCGTATTTGGCTTGGTGTCTAAAAAACTGAGATTGTCTTTTGAAAAATCGTGTGTCTTTATTAGTGCGTTCATTAGTATAGATGTCGCTACTTTTTTATTTCATTTTGTTTAGTAATAATAACAAACATTATGGTTTTGTTATTATCAATTAGATAAATCAATAGAATTATACAACTCTTAGACCACCAGCCAATCCAGTGCCGATGGCGAGGCCAGCACCCTGTCTGGAAGACACTCCCATAGAGGGGATAAATGTATCCAATACGGCAAGCGTGGCGGCAGCGGTAAGGGCAATAACGGTGACCTCCTCAACCTTCAAGGATTGCTTGGGGATGACAAATGCGGCTAAAGCAACGATGATACCTTCAACGATGTATTTGATGGCTCTCTTGAGTAATTCTTCGAATCTCATGTTTTATATACTATTCAAACAAAAAAAATTAGATAAAACTCATTTGAGCAGCATTTATTATTTATTGTTAAATCACTTAAAAACTTTTTGACTGTCTTTTATATAAATGTCTGGATTCCAAAAAAAAACATTAGATAATGGCCAAAAAAACCCTAAATATGTTGACTTGTGCGATGAAGACCCAACAATAGCTTCTCAAAAATTTGTGTGTCTTTCTTTCGTATCACCTGAAAAAATCCTAAAGCAACGCGAACAATACATTTTTGAGAAATTCGTTCAGCAATGGGAGTTCAGCAAGTCAATTGAGAAGTTTGGCGATTTCCTAAACTTTCTTTCATTTAAATACAAGATCAAGATGGACGACATCATGAACGATATGAAGGAATACGTCACTGAGGAAAAAAGTCACCTAAAGTCTTTTTCCATTGAAAATGATTTCAAGAATTTCATGGACAAGAATGAGGACAGAATAACCGAAGATTTCAATAAGAAGCACGAGTTCAACACCTCAGTTCGCGGCGTAAAGGTGCGTGGTTCGTATTCGAGTCAGGCTGAGGCTGAGCTCAGATGCAAGAAGTTGCGCGAGAACGACCCTCATCACGACATTTTTGTTGGTCCTGTTGGTGTATGGATGCCTTGGGACCCCGATGCCTACAAGACTGGGCGTGTCGAGTTCATGGAGGATGAGCTAAACCAGCTCCACCAGGAGAAAATCAAGAATGAGGAAAAGGCCAAGCAGGAGTTTGACCAGCGTGTTCGCGATGCGAAGCGCAAGGCTATTGAGGAAAATGTGAAGAAGGCGCGCGAATCAGGCAATAAGCTTACTCAGACCTTGAATGAGGATGGTGATTTGGTCGGAGTTAATAAGACAATCAATTTCGACGAGCGTGAGGTCGCCAATATCAATCCTTCCGATAATTTTGGACGTTCTGCTTTAGAGGACAATAGTAATTCTGCTAAAAACGATATGGACCAGGTTGATTAAAGCCGTTCCATAAAATTGAATAAATATTTTTGATTGAAAATATAATATATTACATAAATAATATATTATCAATAATTCTTTACAAAATGGCCAAATTTGTTACTGTTGAATTTGATTTGATTCCCGAAATGTTCCACGCTTTGCGCGTGTTTCAGTCGCGAGGCCAAATGATAAACAGCGAACAAATAGTACTACAACAAAATGTTTGTAATTTTGATTTGAAAATGAATAATTATATTGAGCTTTGTCGTGCGCTAGATACATTGCGATATTGGAATTTTGAAAAAACTCCAGAATGCTTTTACACTAGTGTTTTAGCTAAAAAACACACTATTCGCGAAATTGTTCTTAGCAACGACTACGATTTATTGATGCGGTTCCAAACTTTTCGTACATTTGCCGAGCTGTGTGTTCTTGTGATTTCAAACGAGTCTGAAAAACAGCGCGTCGCAGCGTATCTTGAGCTAAGTCATTTGGTTGATTTCTTGGCTAGAAACGGTTGAATCACATTATTCCTTCTTTTGTGTTTTTCGGCGGCATTTCTTTTTGCCGTCGGCTTTGTCTACAAATGAAACATATCCAACTGGGCATTTTTTAGCATTTTCGGGCATATCAATTACAGACCCTTTATCAACAGCTTTCTTTTGTGTTTTTTGTTTACAAACCTTCTTTCCATAATCAGGGTCAGATTTATCAGTGACTAGTTGTGACCTATATCCTTTGGGGCATTTTTTTGTTTTTTCTAATAACGACATAGATGATGATTTACTTTCTTTTTCTTCATCAGACCAAACCACTTGTTCTATATCTTCTTTTGATGCCTTGGCTACAGGTGCCTTATCAGGTGCCTTGGTACTTGATGAAGATGACGTGGGAGGCGAATCTAATGGAGACCCTGGGTGAGACCACGACAATGAATCTGGTGGTGACTCAATCGGCGACCTTGGTTTGGGTGGTAGAGGCGACACTTTCCACAATATATTTTCAATTGAAGTTTTAATATAGTCAGTTTTAAGCACTTTTTTTGCGAAATCGTATCCGTTTTTCGCAATTTGACTTGATTTGGTGTCGTGGCGCATACACCACTGAATCTTTTCCACCAAATCCGACAAATCTGGCCGAACCATAATGTAATGTTTATTTGGTTTTATCAACTGGTCTAC